TGAATATGCTGTAAAACAATACTTTACTCAAGTAGCTACTGAAACTAAACCAGCAACTGATGCAACTTATGATTTAGGTACTGTAAGTAAAAAGTGGAACAACATTCACGGTACTACACTATTTGAAGCAGGTAATCGAGTAGCTACTAGAAGCGTAGCACAGGCTTTTACTGATAAACAAACTTTTAACGGCAACGCTGCAGCAATGGGTGTTAAATTAGTAAATGCATTAGAAGCTGTTACTCTTACTGGAACAGGTGCAGGCGGAACAATTAACATTGATGCAACTACTCAATCAATTGTATATGCTACTGCTAGCGCTACCGGTAATTTTGTATTAAATGTACGTGGCAATGCCAGTACTACATTAAATAGCTTAATGGCTGCCGGTGAAACATATACTTTAGTATATGTAAATACTAATGGAGGTACCGCCTATTATACAACAGGTATTCAAGTTGATGGTGTTACAATAACCCCTAAATGGTCAGGCGGATCCGCTCCTACTACAGGTAATGCTAGCTCTGTTGATGTGTACAATTTTACTATTATTAAAACAGCCAGCGCTGCATTTACAATTTTAGCTCAATTAACTAAGTTTGCATAAGGTAATTAAATATGTCACTTATTACAACAATAGGTAGTGCGTCTGTTAGAGGTTTTGGACGCCTATCTGCAGCTCCTTCGCTATTCCCTTTTACAAGCCATACTTTTACACCGGGGGGTGCAATTGGACGAAACGGACCTAGTTTAGGTACACTACGAAGTGCATACGGCACTTCGTGGTCACTAGACACAGCATTTTTTAATGTAACTGGCAGTTATGGAGGAATTCAGTTGTTTACAGCTCCAAAAACAGGTACTTATGCAATAACCGCGCAAGGTGCTCGCGGAGGTGGTGCAACGGCTGGAGATGGTGCCGGTGCGTATAGTGCAAAAGCTGAAGGCCGTATAGCTTTACTAAGTGGTCAAGTATTAGCTATTGTATGCGGCCAGGCGGGTAGACGAAGTACAACCGGTTCTAATTATTACAATGCTGGTGGTGGTGGTGGTTCTTTTGTTTATGCCTATGCTACAAACACTTTATATGTTGCTGCAGGTGGTGGTGGTGGGCTAAGCGATTCAAACGCTGGTTTAATTAACAGTGACCCTATGCGTGGACAAACTACTAACAGTGGTGGTGCTGGCACAAACAACAACGGTTCTAGTACTGGTGGTTCTGGTGGTTCTGGTGGCGGCAGGGGTTCAATGGGTGGTTACTCTTTTAATGCTGGAGCAGGTGCTGGCTTTAATACTGGTGGAAATGAAATTGCGCATAGTGGTTGTTCTGACTACCCTGAAAGCGTAACTTCTGGAGCAGGTATCGGTGGTGGCTTTCGAGGGGGTTATGGATACTCTAGTTGTCAAACTAACATAGACGGTGGATTTGGTGGTGGTGGTGGAGGTTCAGGAGCTTGTTGTAGTTCTGGCTCTGGTGGTGGTGGTGGTTATAGTGGTGGTGGTGTAGGATATGAGTGTTGTTCTTCTAATGGAGGCGGAGGCGGTTCTTACGTTAATCCAAGCATGACTAATACAAGTATTACTACTGGACATACAAATAGTAATGGTTTTGTCATTATAGAGGCACTATAAAATGAATTTATTAGCAAAAATCAAAAATAATATTGTTGAGACGTATCCTTACACAAAAGAACATTTACTAGAAGAAAATCCTAATTCAAGTTATGATGATAGATTTTCTTTAAAAGAATGGTTTGAACAAACAGAACAAGCTTTGCAACACGGGTATATTTTAGCAGAAGTTCAATTAATTATGCCAACACAGCAAGAATACACTCCTAGACTTCAAAATTATGCTATTAAAACTATTCCTGAATTATTAGATGGTGTTTGGGTACTAGGATATACACTAAGTGATAAAACACAAGCAGAAAAAGATGCTTTTTTCTATGATCCTTCCCCCGAAAATGAGCCCTATAAAGCAAACGCAGGATATTAATAACTTTAGATAATTATGCAAAATACAAGGTCCTGGGACACACAAATAGACAATAAAGAACTAGATATTTCTTTAGTTGAAAAAAGAAAACAACTATGTTCTGATTGCGAATATTTTAACAATGTTTTAAAAATTTGTAACCAATGCGGCTGTTTTATGCCAATAAAAATTAGAATGGGTGATATTGTAAGTTGCCCAAAAGGTAAATGGTAACTATGTCTTTAAAAGATTTAACACATCAAAATCACACTCGCGCAGAAGCTCATCCGTTTACTACACGTTTAGTAAGCGGTGAGCTTTCTGCAGAAGTATACGCTGATTACTTATACAACCAACTACCCGCATATCACAAATTGGAAACTCTTTGTGAACAGCGGGGGTTGTTAAAAAACATTGAAACAATTAAAAGGTCTCAAGCAATTTTAGACGATTTTAATGAATTAACACCTACATATCCAATTTCTAAAATTTATCCAGCAACTATAAAGTATGTTGATTATTTAGAAAATTTAACTAATCAACAACTGCTTGCTCACCTTTATGTAAGACATATGGGCGATATGTATGGCGGTCAAATGATAAAAACAAAAATTCCAGGCAATGGTAGTATGTACGATTTTTCTGATAGAAAAACGCTTATACAAAATTTGCGTGAAAAGTTATCAGACGATTTAGCTGCCGAAGCAAACCACTGTTTTGAACAGATTTTTGACTTATTTACAGAACTAGCCAATGAGCACAATATTCAGTAAACTAAAAACACATGCCCAAGAATTGGAACAAATACTTGAAGCTAGAGCCTTTTTAATAGAGCCGGAACAAACTTCTCAATGGTATACACGAAATTACTCCAGTGCTTGGACGCGTAGAGCTAACCTAGATGTTATAGATGCTTGTGAAAGCAAAAAACTATACATGATGCATTTATGTATATTTCCTCATGTATATGATACTGCACCAATATATGGCTTTGACATTATAGCCGGTACTAATAAAATAACTGGTGCATTTTTAGATTTTTCGCCAGTTGGTGATATCGAACATCCACTGTGCAAGTATTTTCAAGAGTTGGTAGAACCAACTTCGTGGGCAAAGCCCCGAGAACTGCCCGAGTGGGCACGTAATATATTTAGCAATCGTATGGTTGCAGCTGGTAATATCAACACAGATTTTGAACTATCAGTGATTTTAGAAATTTCCAAGAAATCACTTATTTATTACTTGGACAATATATCTAAGCATCGACCAGCACTAAAATACGAAGATATGGTTGCGGCTAATGACTTTACTACCAAGCAAAATTATTACTGTCAACAACAAAAATGTAATCCACATACTCCCAGAGTGTTACAATCGCTGGGATTTTCAGAAACAGAGACATATGATTACATACATAAAGAATTATTTCCTGAAATCCTTGTTTAAGACTCAGTACTTATACTACTTAGCAGGGTTAGTTTATTGGGAAAAATCCTGTGCTATTACTGATAGCAATGATACCTTAATTTATTTTAATAGGAAATAATATGAGCAGCATAGCCGTTCGTTTAGCAAATTTAGCAGAGGGTTTATCGCCAGAAGGTGTTATCCCTGCCGCAAAAGGCGGTACAGGTACTACCAGTGGTGGTACTGGTGGATATATTAATTTATCAATGTTGGGAACAATAGTGCTTCCTTTTACAGGTGTACCGCGATTTTATTCACCTGCAGCTGTAACTATAACTACAGTGTATGCAAATATATCTGGTGCTGCTAATGGTAGCTTAACATTTACCATAAAGAAAAATGGTACAAGTATTGATACAACTTTTACAATACCTACAGGCACGGTAATAATGACACCAGTTGTTATTAACGTATCATTAACAACAAGTGATTATCTAACTCTTGACGTTGCTGGCACTGCTACAGATGCCAAAGACCTGTATGTTAGATTGAAATATTTATAACAAGGAGTTAGAGTAATGGATTTACAGAAATTACAAGAATTATTTGGAACTGAGCCAGCAAGAATCTACACATTCACTGCTTCTGTTCCTGAAGACAGCAACCCCGTTGCACATATTACTGAAGCTTTTGCTACAGCAGCTGGTACAAATTTAATTAATTGTATAGTAACTGAAGTACGTGGCAATTGGCTAGTGTATACTCGAGAAACAGAAGTTACCAGTGATACATTTATGTTAGTAGGTGAGCTTCCGTTACCTGAGCCTGAGCCCGAAGTTCCAACAGAACCCAATGAGGAGACACCAAATGCTAGTTAAATATAGAATGTTATCAACTATAACCAACGCTCAGTTTAAAGCTGATATAATTGGTATTATAGAAGGTACTATTACAAGCACTGCTCAACTAAGTGCTGGAGCTGATACAACAAATAGTTCCTTTACTGGATCATATCCAACTGGCACATATACTAAAGTTAATGCTACCACAAATACTTTTAGTAAAGTACATGGCACAGACGCTGCGTATACTCACTACTTCAGATTAACATTTGATGCTGGAGTAGGGTTAGATGCAAAATGGACTAATTTTGCGCTTGCACAAGGTTATACATCAGGAACTGATACACTATTAAATAGTTCAAGTCTTACTTGTAACGTAAAACCAAACACTTTTATTGGTAGTGCGGCATTTCCGTCAGGTATAAACATTGTATTAACTCCTAAAAATATTTGGTTTAGTAGTCTTACAAGTGGTGCAACATTTGGTATATTTGATTTAGGTGCTAATGGAGTTACAGCAACATATGCTGATAATATGAGAATGTGTATTATGAATACTACTGCGACAAGTAGTAATATTGTTGTGCCTTATGTTTATAGTATTGATGGTCCTAACAGTGCATATACTTCAATGACTGCTACTGTAACTACTCTTGGAAATCCAACATTAAAAACAAATACCGCAGGCAGCGCACTGATTATTGAGAATCCTGCATTTGTTCAATTTTCACAACAAGGTAATCAAGTTTATGGTATTGCTAACTTATTAAAAATAGGAACTAGTTTATTTGCCATGGATAGCATTTATAATACCGCAGGTGTTCGGCGAATAGTCGCCCCAATAGATTACGCAATAGTTACGGAGTAAAAATATGTTAGCAATAATCAATACAAGCGGCTGGAATGCAGCCCAAACTTCCGGATCAGGTATCGCGGCCAGTGCAAAAAGTAGAAGTTTTAATTTTATGTGTGCTTTGCATTCACTTGCAACATGTGCAGCCGGAGGAACTCCTGTTGCTGTAAATCCTGTTGATCCGAATACATCAACAAAAAATACTAGTTTTAATTGTATTAAACTATTAAGTAATACAGAAGCAGGTGGCTGGACAGTGGGTAGTAGTAATAATATAACGGCGGCTACTGCTTATAGTGCTACTGCGTCTGGACAAAGAGTTGATCTATACAGAGATTCAGGAAAAAGCAGTCAGCCTTGGTATCGTTGGACCCTTGGTACCAACCAGTATAATTTTAGCAACAGTCAGTATGATAGCTATCCACAATTACAAATGTGGTGTGGTCATAATGGCGCCTCCTA